ATGGCAGGCAGACCCAAACGGCGGGCTAGACTAGCAGCGGAGGCGGCGGCGCGAGCCGCTGCCGAAGCGGAGGCCAATGGCGTCCAAGCCCCACCCCCTGCGTACCAAGACACAGGCCCAATAGCGCCCCCACCCCCTGCCGCCCCCACTGCCGACGAACAGGCGGCGATTATCGAGCAGTTGGCGACGGACCCGGTGCTGTTCGTTGAATCCATGCTCGGCGCCACTCCGCAGAAGTGGCAGGCTGATGCGCTCAGGGCCATCGCCAGTAATGACCGTGTGGCGATTCGCTCTGGCCATGGCGTCGGCAAAACAGCGTTCTTGTCCTGGCTGGTGTTATGGTGGCTCCTTACCAGATTGCCAACCAAGGTCGTTTGCACCGCCAACACGGCGCACCAGTTATCCGATGTCCTGTGGTCCGAGATTGGGAAGTGGCACCGCAAGCTGCCGGAGGGGATGCGGCGCTTGCTGGAGATCAAATCGGATAAGATTGAACTTGCTGGCGTACCCGACAGCTTCGCGGTGGCCAGAACCAGCCGCCGGGAACAGCCGGAAGCCTTACAGGGGTTCCATAGTGAGAACCTCCTCTTTGTGATTGATGAGGCTTCGGGTGTGCCGGATATTGTGTTCGAGGTTGGCCAGGGTGCCTTGTCCACTGAGGGCGCCAAGGTCGTAATGACCGGGAACCCCACGCGCACCACGGGTTATTTCTATGATGCGTTCAACAAGAACCGCAAGCGGTGGTGGGGCAAGAAGGTCAGTTGTCACGATGCGGATACGGTGGACAAGGCTTTCTTAGAGGACATGGTGGCGCAGTATGGTGATGGGTCAAACCAGTACCGGGTGCGGGTGCTTGGTGAGTTCCCGGCTGGTGATGACGATGCGTTGATTGCGCGACATCTTATAGAGACTGCCACCACCCGCCAGGTGGAACCCAGCCAAACGGCGCCCGTGGTGTGGGGCTTAGACGTTGCAAGATTTGGCGATGACAGTACGACGCTGGCCAAGCGCCGGGGCAATGCGATCACCGAACCCATCAAGATGTGGCGCGGCAAAGACCTGATGGAAACGTGCGGCCTAATCAAGGTGGAGTGGGATGCCACCCCCGGCAGTATGCGCCCCCAGGAAATCTTGGTGGACGTGATTGGTCTTGGCGCAGGCGTGGTGGATCGGCTGCGTGAATTGAACCTCCCTGTCCGTGGGATCAATGTGGCGGAGTTGCCGGCATTGGATGGGCACCGGTTTAGCCGGTTAAGGGACGAGTTGTGGTGGAAAGCCAGGGAATGGTTTGAGGCGCGGGATTGCACCATTCCGAATGATGAGGCTTTGGTGGATGAGTTGTGTGGTCCGCTGTACACGGTGACGAGTGCGGGCAAGATACAGGTTGAGCCGAAGTCTCAGATGAAGCGCAGGCTAGGAAGATCACCTGACAAGGCGGATGCTTTTTGTCTTACCTTTGCCACCACGGCGGCGGTGGTCAGTGGTGGTGGCGGATATGCTATGAAGTGGTCACAGCCATTGCGGCGAAACGTGAAAGGTGTGGTCTGATGCCTAATGATAATGTGGTTATGGGTCTTTTGGGCCAACCTTTCCCAGAAGATTTAACGCGTTATCAATATCAGGACCGGCCTGAGATTGATTGGCCTGGCGGAAACAGACCGCTGAATATGCAGAACCTGTACGATCTTGGCGCGTTCCGGCTGGCTCAATGGCAAGGCAAGCCAGATACTATGTCTATGGTTAGTTTTTTTAATGACGCGGCGCCCGATTCGATTACAACGGCTTGGCCAAATGTGCCGCGTGAGCAGGCGCAACAGGCTTTATCCTCAATGGGGGAATGGCCGCTTTATACTGGCAAATATAATCAGCTAGTTGATAGCGCCCGCCGTCTTGGTATTTTGGATGAAGATATATTTCTCCCACAACAAAGCAGGCAAAGGCGTTGAAGTGGGGCCAGCCATTGCGGCGCAATGTGAAGGGGGTTGTGTGAAGTATTATTGTATTTCGCTGCGTGAGACGCCGGAACGCGCGGCGCGTGTGAAACAGGAATTTGAGCGCGAAGGCGTTCCGGTAACTTGGGTCTGGGGCATCTACGGCAAGTCGATGCAGATCAAGTCTGAGATACCGATGCACTCGGATTACTTTGTGACGCGGGGTGCTACGGCGCTGGTTCTTAGCCACCACATGGCGTGGAACCTGGCGGAGCATGACCAAGCGGACGAGTTTATGGTGTTCGAGGATGATGTAGTATTACCGGAAAACTTTCTGGAAAAGTGGGCCGCTATCCGCGCCAAGGTGGATGATGATGTGGATGGGGTCTATTTGCAGAGTTGTTGCGTTGACGATCAAAAGTGGAAGCGCAAGCACAAAGACGAACTCTATGACGTAAGATACCCGCTTTGCACGGCGGCTATTTGGTGGCGTGCCAGGGCTATTCCGACGTTGATTGAGCATACCAAGCCAGCGAATACGCCGGTTGATATTTTGCTTGAGCAGAAGGTGTTGCCCAAGTTGAAGGTGCTGACGGTGTTGCCCGAACTGGTCAGCCAGTTGACGTTGCAGGGTAAAATGTCGAGCGAGGTTCACGCATGAACGAGATGGCGCATTTGGGCGGCTATTATGAGGAAGGCGACGGGCACACGTTCACGCCGGATATCTGGGGCTGGCTGCTGTTGGAGTATGGCGTTGAATCGGTGATTGATGTCGGGTGTGGCACGGCGGTTAATCTGAAGTGGTTCCAGGACATGGGGTGCCGTGTGTTGGGGGTAGAGGGGCACCCCGACGCCATTCTGAAGGCGAAGTGCGGCCCGATTATCTTGCATGACTATACCAAGGGACCGCTGGACATTGGGCAGCGGTTTGACTTGTGTATATCGACGGAGTTCGTGGAACACGTTGACGCGAAGTATGAGGACAATTGGTTTGCCACCATGCGGTGTGCGGATCGGGTGTTGATGTGTCATGCGGTGCCCGGCCAGGGTGGGCACCATCATGTGAATGAGCAGACGGCTGAGTACTGGATAGAGAAATTTGGCCAGCACGGGTTTCGTAATCTGGTGGTGGAAACGGCGATGTTTCAGGAGACAACGCGGCGCAAGCCAGCCCCTTGGGGGCGGAATACGCTAATGTTGTTTGAGAAAGTGGCGTGATTTTAAGCCAGTTTCCTGGTGCGGAGCGGGTGGAGATCAAGCTGCCGAGTAAATTGGCGGCTTGTAACCCATCTATTGCGTGGGATGGCGACAAGATCAGGGCGGTGGTTCGCACGTTGAACTATCGTTTGTTGCCCAGTGGCTCCATTTGGATCAAGGGTAGTGCGCCGGATACGGTGAATTGGCTGGTGGATTTGGATGCCACCAGTTTGGTGCAACTAAATTCAGTGCAGATCGACGACACGGAGGTCCGGCAGTCCCCCGTTTGCAAAGATGGCCTAGAGGATATGCGGCTTTTCGCCTGGAAAGGCGCCTGGTGGGGCTTGGCCAGCGGGCATTCCACCAGAAATGACGCTAATACGATGATTTTGGCGCCGGTTTCACCCGTTATGGCGGAGAAACAGGTTCTTTTGTCGCCGTTGAACGAGAAAAAGGAAAAAAACTGGGGTATTTATGTAGATGGGCAAGATTTGAAGCTAGTGCATTGGTTTTGCCCGATTTCTGTGTACAAGTTTGGCGGTAGCCAGATGTTGGAGCCCGTGTTTTACGGGGATGGTCGGGCAGATTTGGTGGGGTGGAGCGGGTCCAGCCAGATTGTACCGTATAAGGGTCGTTTGGTGACGTGTTTGCATCGCCGTTTTGGCGAGAAGAACGGCAAAAAGCCGATCTACTACGCGCACCGTCTGGTGGAGTATGATGCGGACACTTGGGATGTAACGCGGGTGTCCCCGATTTTCTTATTTGAGGGCGAGCAGATTGAGTTTAACGCGGGGTTGGTAATTACCCCCGAAAATGTGTTATTTAGTTACGGGGTCATGGATGCGGCGGCGGTGGTGTTGCGGTTGCCGATTGGGGCCTTGGACATGATTTTTGAGGGCTGCAATGTCTGAAACGGTTGATCCACGGCAGAGATTTTTATTTTCTACCCTGCCTGGGTTGTTAAGTCAGGCTTATGATTATGTGCGGTCTAATCCCTTGCAGGCTACAACGGATGTGGCCCAAGCGGTAACGCCGGGCGGCGCCTTGCAAGATGCTTTGGCGGGTTCGGAACAGATCAGTAGATCAGCCCTTCGCGGCGATATTGGTGGCATGGTGGGCGGTGCTGGCGCCATGGGGGCGGGGTTGCTTGGGGCTATTCCGCTTGTTGGGTCGCTTGGGCGCGCGGGCGGCACAGTTGCCAGAGGTATATCAGAAGCTGCGCCAACGGCCAGGGCGGTTGAAAATTTGCCATCCTATAGGGTGATGCCTGAAGTAAATAAGCCTTTCGATGAGTGGATTGATGCTCTTTATGCTCCAAATGTAAGGGGTCCAGGGAATATCGTTAGGCACCCTTCTGTTGGTTATAGGGGGGTAAGTGATGCTGAATTACAGGCGGCAGTAAAAGAGGGTAAATTTAAACCCGCGTCAGGGAATGATTTGTTTATTGGGCATGATCCCGAAAGATATGTTGGGGGCGGCGCTTATGGCGCGAAAAAGGGCGGAGCAATTGTGCAATTTAGTACTGAGGGGATTCCTGTTCGAGAAATTGATTCGTATCACATTAAAGGATTGAAGGAAAAGGGAGTTAATGAAATTCCGCTTTCTAATGTTTCAAATGTTTGGCAATGGAACCCAGAAACAAAAACACACAATTTACTTTCACAGGAAGATTTGAATACTATTTTAAGGCGTTTCGGTCTGCTTGGCACTGTTGGTGCGGGCGCCGCGATGGCGGGCGCCCAGGAGATGCAGCAGTGAAATCCCCCGCTTGGACCCGTAAAGCTGGCAAGGCTGCATCTGGCGGGCTGAATGAGGCTGGGCGCCGTTCTTATGAGGCGGCTAATCCGGGTTCTAATCTGAAGGCGCCGGTGAAGGCGGGGGACAATCCCCGTCG